ACCAACTGCCCCGAGCACGAACGCGGTGAAGTCGTTCATCAGGCCCACTCCCTGCTCGCGAGAAGAGCGGACACGGCCCACACGGCCGGACCCACCAGCCACGGCACCGGCACGCCGTACAGGACATCCACGGCCGCCGTGAGCGCGCCGGACACGTACGCCGACGCGCACCACGGGCATGTGATCAGCTCGGCCAGCCAGTGGGGTGAGTACCTCCAGTGCGCGCGCCAGACCTGGATCTGGCCGCTCTTGTCCAGGGACCAGAGCCCCCGCATGCCCGGGACCATCCGGCTCGTGTGCGGTTCCAGCTCCCCGACGGGGTACGCGGGGTGGTACATCTCGGCTCGGGTCGGCTGCCGGTATCCCCCGGCCAGCCGGTCCCGCAGCCACAGCACGGGCGGGAACGTGTCCTTGACGATCAAGCGCGTGAGCCGGTACGCCCCCAGGCACATGACCATGAAGACGAACCAGATCAAGACTGGTCTCCCTGGGTGTTCCAGCGGGTGTGCGGGCTGGACTGGGGCGGGACGTGGCCGAGAGGCTCGGGCGGGAAAGCACGCTGTTCGGAGAGATGGAGGTAGAGAGTCTCCATGGCCCGGCGGTGCACCCCGAGGGTGCTCCAGAGCCGGACGTAGAACGCCACCCCGAGCACGAGCGTGCCGAGACCGATGAGCACGAGGAGAACGAGCAGTACTTCCATGATCTGCCTTCTGTGGGCGGGACCCGGCTAAGCCGGTTGGAGGTGGTCGTTGGCCGGGCCCCGTCACAGACGAGGATGCTCCGGCCAACGGTTCGGTTCCAGGGTCAGACGACCAGCTTCCCCGGGGGACTGACCTCGGGGCCGACAGGTGCACCCACGTTCGGCCGGATGAGGAAGAACGACAGTGCGGCAGTGATGCCGTTGATCCAGACGGCCTGGTCCTGAGCGGACATGTGGAGACCGAACGCGGCGAACAGCACGACCCCCGCCTGGAACACGCCCGTGGCGAAGGCGACGATGCCGTCGTGGGATCGCCAGGCCGTGTACACCGCGAACACGAACACGACGATGGCCGTGGCGATGCCCTGGAACTTGCCGTCCACGTCGAAGCCGTACGCCGTGACGACCTGGAAGACGGACGCGATGGTGGCGAGCCAGACCGCCAGTTCCCGTCCGAAGATCTTTACCATGGGGCCCTCCGGGGCTCAGGTGATTGAGCTGAACACTCGGTCGAGAGTATGCACTACCGCGCCGAGCCACGTGCCCGAGAGCAGGACCCCGAGCACGAGAGCAGCCACGGCGGCGATGAGAACGGTGCGGTGCCGGTGCAGTGCGAACCCGGCCAGGAAGATGAGCAGTACGACGGTGAGTGAGGGGATGTCCACGGGGTCCAGTATCAGCCGATGGACCGGGACATGGAGGACATTCCCCCGGCACCGACGGTTGTTGTCGCGGTGAGCTTGACGATCCGGTTGTGCCAGGCTGGCCAGACCATCGCGTCAAGGCGGTCGGGCGACCAGTCCAGCTCGGGGTACCAGGTGCAGAGCTGGTCCTCCAGCTCGGGCATGACCCCCACCATGTGCCAGCGGTTCTGCGACGTGAGGGCCGACACGGGCTGCGCGCGGACCATCTTGCCCCTCGTGGCCCGGACCATCTTGATCGGGATGCTGATGCCCATGTTGTCGGCGGCGGCCCGGATGGTCGAAATGGCCATCTCCCCTCCGTAGTTGATCTCCACGGCGATGTCGTCTGCCTCGAACTCCACGGCCGCCTTGACCGCCGCCGCGCCCCAGCCCTCGGGCTTGAGGTGGACGGTGCGGTCTCCGAGGACGTACCCGTGCGCGAGCATGGACTTCCGGCCGCTCTCCCGCTCGTACTCGACCATGGACTTGCCGACGACGACGATGCCCTGCTCCCCGGCGCCGCCGCTCGGGTCCACCCCGACAGAGACACGGGCCAGCTTCGGCAGCTCGGTACCGACGGCGATGCGGCTGGCCTCCAGGGCGGCCCGGTTCCAGAGCGCCTGCGAGTCCTCGTCGAGAATCTCGGCGTAGAGCTCCTGCCGTCCGAGGTCGGTGTTGGCGTACTCCTCTTCGAGGGCCTGACGCAGCTCGGGCTGGATGTGCGGGTTGTCGTACATGGAGGCGTGGGTCTTGACCACGTTCCGGTAGCCACCGGTGGCGATCTTCTTGATGAGCGGCCGGGGCTTGGGGGTGGTGGAGGCGATCCAGTGCGGGCGGCGGCCGGAGCGCAGACCGAACCGCATCTGCGCCCAGGCAGCGTCGAGGTACCGCCACGCGGCCATCTCCTCCAGCCACGCCAGGCACCGGTTACCACCGGCCCGCAGTCGTTCGACGTCCTCGGGGGTGTGGGCACCGAAGAGCTTGGCGACGGAGCCGTTGGGCCATTTGATGATCGTGCCGCCGGTGGTGTTGACCATCTTGGCCTGGGGGCTGTGAGCGCTCAGGCCCGAGGGCCCGGAGAAACACGCTGTGGCCGCGTCCCCCAGGGTCGGGGCGATGATGCCGACCCAGTGGGGGACGGGGCCGGGCATACAGGCCGGACCGTTGACGTGCTCGTGCACGTAGCGGGCACAGGCGTCGGTCTTACCCGCGCCTCGGCCCGCCAGTAGCATCCACCCGTACCAGTCGCCGGGGGGCGGGACCTGGTGCGGCAGGGGGGTCCAGCGGGGCTCGGTGAGCGTGCGCGCGTGCATGAGCAGGCGGTCTCCCGCCTTACGCCGACGCAGCACCTGATCACTCATGCAGTGAGTGTGCCACGGCCGGACACGGCGCGACCCCGGGGCGTGGACTTCCCCGGGGTCGCGGGCACCTGGATGGAGTGCCTGAGTGAGCAGGGCCAGACTACGCCGACCGGGCCGGGAGACGCAGCTCCTGACCGGGGTAGATCAGGTCAGGGTCGCTGATCTTGTCCCGGTTGAGCGCGTACAGCGTCTGCCAGGTGGTGCCGTAGCGACGGGCGATCTTGCTCAGCCACTCGCCCTGGATCACTCGGTGCGTACCCGAGGCGGCCGGGCGGACCGGCGAGGACTGGACATGGGGCGCGGCGGCGCGAGGCTGCCCGCTCCCGGCCGAACTCGGCTCCGCCGACCCACCGGGCCGGACCACCCCGGCGATCGTCCCTCCGGCCCGCTGGAGCTTGCTGTAGCCGACTCCCCCGTTGGGGTGGTGGCTGGCGGTGTCGACGGTACGGCCGTCCCCGACGTACAGCGCCACGTGATCAGCGAAGGAGCTGAACGAGTAGATCACCAGGTCCCCGGGACGGATCGAGGAGAGGGACACCCGAGGGAGACCCCGAAGCTGACCCACGGCCGTACGGGGGATCTGCACTCCTGCCCGGGACCACGACTGGGAGGTGAGGCCGGAGCAGTCGAAACGGGTCGGGCCATTCCCGCCCCACAGGTACGGGGCTGTGCTGATGCGGCTGATCGCGTACGCCACTGCTACTGCTGCTCGGCTCCGGCTCGGGGCTGGAGGAGCTGCCCGGGGTGCTGGAGCGGCTTGCTGCTGGAGCCGGGGTGCTGGTCCGCCCGCCGTCAGGCCCGCCCGCAGGCTGCACACCGGCCACGCTCCCGGGCCCTGTGCGGAGAGCACCTTCTCCGCCACGAGGATCTGCTGCGTCCGTGTGGCCAGGTCCGCTCGGGCTGCGTACCGGGTCCCGCCGTACGCCTGCCAGGTCGACTGGCTGAACTGAAGGCCCCCGTAGTACCCATTGCCGGTGTTGATCGTCCAGTTCCCGCTCGACTCGCAGTCCGCCACCTTGTCCCACGTCGTGGTGCTCGCGGCCGAGGCTGGACTGCCGCCGCCCACGGTGAGGGCGACGGCAACGGTGCTCACCCCCGTCGCTCCTGCCAGGAGCGCGCGTGTCTTGTGGCGGGGCTTCTTGTGCATGGCCATGTGACCACCTCCGGCCCAGCACCGTAACCGAGGTACAGCCGTCAACCAAGGATCAGACGGCGTACCCCTGGTTGCGGGCCTCCTTCAGGGCGGCCTCACGCTTGTCCTTCCGGGCGAGATGGCCCACGCCTAGCTTGGTGTACGCCCGGTTGAGGTGGGAGCTGATGGTGGTGCGCTCCGTCCCGAGCAGGGCCGCCGCCTCGGTGAGCGTGCGGCCGTCCACGGCCGAGAGGACCCGCAGCTCTGCCGGAGTGAGGCGGGACGTCACCGGCGGGAGCACGGGACACGGCTGCGGCTTGACGGCCGGGTTCAGGTAGCCCTGCCGCAGGGCCTCTTCCAGGGCCCTCTCCCGGCGGATCTCCCGGGGCTCACCGGCGACCCCGAGCGCGGCGTAGAGCGCGGTGATCTGCCGTTCCACCTGACTGCGGCTCAGGCCCCACAGCATGCGGATCTGACGCTGCGTCCGGCCGACGTGGAGGGCCCGGACCAGGCGCACCTGCGGCTCCTCCAGCGGGGTACAGGAACCGGCCGTCGAGGGGGACCGTTCGACCCACTCCCGGTTCGCCCTCAGGCACGCCGGGCACGCGTCCTGGTTGCGGTTCCTGTGGCGGACATACGCCTCCCGGGACCCGCAGTCCTCCAGCTCCCCGATGACACCCCGGACATAGGCAACCAGGACGGCCTGGGCGTTGGTCCGGGTCCCCAGCTTCCGCCGCGCGTAGTACAGGGCGTCCGTGACGGACTGCCGGGGGACCTTGAGCAGGGCCGCCGCCTCCGAGGGGGTGTGCCCCTGCGACAAGAACCACAGGGCCCTCCGCTGGTAACGGGTGAGGACGGGGTTGGTCTTGGTCTCAGTGGGCATGGGCGTCCTTGGTCACGGTGGAATTGGAGGACGCCCTCGGGGCCCCGGTGGGGACCCACACCCACCACCCTCCCGAGGGCGTCTGGCAACTGATCCGCAAGGTCATCGCCGCCTGCGGTCCCGTCACTCTGGCGAGTATTTACCTAAACCGGTGTCTGGCCAAACCTGCCTGTCAGTGCCCTGCGCGCTGTGCTGCGAGAGCGATCTGCTGCATGGCCTCCAGGTGCGCCCGGTACAGCGCCAGCAGGTCGGCCGCCTCCCCCGGGGTGTACCCGGCCACGCGCAGACGGCTGGTCTTGAGGTCGAACTCGAACTCCCGGAAGGGTTCCACCTCCACGGACTCGGTCGTGTTGATGTCGGTGAAGTCGAAGCCGGGTATCTCGGTCATGATCTGTCTCCCTTGGTCCGCGCCTCGGCCCTACTCTACGATCTCGGCGTCCGTGATCCCGTCGTCGCCGGGGCCGGGCTCCAGGGCGCGCAGGTGTGCACCGGCCGCCTCCAGCACCCGCTGCCGGACAGCGGGCTCCAGCTCGGGCACGGCGCTGAACCCGGCCAGGATCGCCTCCACCACGTCCGTGGCCTCGGACTCGACACGGCGCTCCAGCGCGATGTCGATCTTCTCCCGGGCGTTGGTGCCTTCCAGGCGTGCCTGCTGCTCCTCCAGGGCGCGGAGCTGGCCGATGGCGGCGAGGACGGGGGCGTTGTCCCTGAGCGGACGGCCCTCCTCGTCCTTGACGATCTCTCCCTGGTACAGCACGAAGTGATCAGCCACGATGACGGCGTACAGGCGGCGGCGGAGTTCGTTGAGGCGGAGAGTGGCCGCCGTCAGCTTCTCCTCCAGGCCGGTGTCCGTGCGCTGCCGGTACGACTTGAGCGCGCGGTGGATATCCACCCCGACCATGTTGGCCACGGACTCCAGGGTCAGGGCCCCGGGGTTCATGCTGGTCGCGCGGTAGTCGTCCATCATCTGCTCAGCGACCATGCGGTGTGTGAGCCCTCGGTTGTGCAGCGTTACAGCCCTCCACCTGCGGGCCTCTACGACCGCGTGCTCGGCATTGTCCCGCCAGTCCCCACCCGCCATGATCGTTACCTCCGGTGAGCGTTAACGGCCCGCGCCCTTGAACTTCTCGCGGTGATTCTGGGCCCTTTTGATCTCCTCGGCCTCACTCGCGCAGCGCACCATGTTGGTCCTCATGTAGCTGACCACGCTGATCCGCTCGGCCCCGCACTCCTCGCAGTACCGGGTGATCCGTTTGTCGCAGGCGCAGGTGATGGCCGAGTTGGCGTGCCACTGGTGCGCGTCCATGAGGATGAGGTCGCCGTCTTGCAGGTCCACCCCGAGGCGGAACTCCGGGAACATGAACACCCCGCCGGTGTAGCTGCCCCGGCGCAGGGTGAAGATCGTGCTGAAGCCCTTGTCCAGGTCACCCTTGTCCTGGTGCATGCCGGTCGGGTACGTGTTGTTGACTGTGACGGTGGTGAACGGGGTGCCGGGCACGACCCAGTCCGGGTGCGTGAGACGGATCTCCTCCATCTGGGCTTCGTACCTGTCGGGCACGTGCTCGGCGAACTGCTCACCGACCCGCTGAAGGGCGGGCTGGAGCGCCTGCCAGGCGGGGAGGTTCTGCCCGGTCCAGGAGGTGAGGCGGCAGAACTTGTAGCTCCCCGCCGGGTCGAACGAGCCGATGATGTTGGAGCTGACGTGCATCCAGTACTGGCGCTTCTGGTTGCCGACGTGCATGGCCTGAGAGCCGGAGGCGTTGCCCCGGTTGTTGGTGCGAATGGACCGCAGGCCGTGGAGGATGTCGTACTGCTCCGGGGTGACGAATCCCTTCATCGCGCCCGGCAGGTAGACGCACAGCAGCGCGCCGTTCGGCCGGTAGACGCGGGTCGGCCCGGTGAGCAGCACGTTGTAGCTGTCGGGGCCGAGCACCTTGCCGACCTTGAGGTCCAGCTCGGCCTGCGGAACCCGGGTGCGGGTACGGATGCTGATCACTGGTCCTCCACCGACCTGATCTGACTGAACCGGTACGGCCGGTCTACCCCGCGCACCTGGATGCGCACGCCCGAGTACCCGGGGGTGAACAGGTAGCCCTCGACCACCGTGCCGTCCATGAGGGTGAGCCGGACCAGGCGGTCGGCGTGTTCCTTGGCCTCTGCTTCGCTGATCATGTTGCTGATTCTCTCAGGTCGATGAGGGGGAACACGTCCCGGACGCGGTCGGCCACAGCGCCCGGTTCCATCTCGGTGACGTCGAGATCGAGATACGTGCGGAAGCCGGGACGGTGCTCCGAGGTCTGGGTGAGGAACCAGTCGGCCAGCCGGTCGGCCCGGGTCCCGGCGCCCTTGCGCCAGGAGGGGTTCTGCTTGGCGCCTCGGGCCTGCCAGCGTGCGGTGAGAAGCTCCTCGTCCGCCGTCAGGCGCACGAGCGTGACGGCCACGCCCGCCCGGGCCAGCTCGCCCAGGAACGGGCGCGTAGCCAGCCGTGAGCCCTCCCCGAGGACGAACGGGACGCACTGCCCGAGCAGGAACTGGAGCGCACGGGGGCCGATGTCCATGGCGAGGGTGTCGGTGCCGGGGAACTGATCACGGGGCACGCCCAGCTCCACCCCGAGTACGCGGCCCGAGGCCGGGTGACTGAGCCGGGAGTGCGGCACGGGCACGTGGCGCAGCACGGTCCGGTCCCACCCGGCGGTCAGTTCCCGGGCGACGGTGGACTTGCCGACGCCGGGCGGGCCCGTGAGGTACAGCAGATTGTTGATCACGTGGTCCTCCCGCAGTAACAGGTCATGCCCTGCATCACGGCGCCGCATTCCCGGCCGGGATGGGCTCGATGCGAGCACCTGGGGCACGCCGTGCTGGCACCGTTGTGCATCCGGGACACGTAACGCAGCAGGGTGTTGATGGCGGAGCGATCTGTGGCAGTGAGGACACGACCGACCTGTACCGGGCCCTCTGTCTCGTCCAGGTGCCGAGCGGCGAGCAAGGTCAAGGAGTCGAGGGTCACCGTGACACGTCTCCGGTCTTCATGCGCAGAGCGCGCTGTGTAACGTACAGGCGATAGAGATCGCCCGGGGTGACGTCCCCGTGCCAGCGGCCGTCGTCGAACAGGTGCCACCCGCCCTCGGCCGCCGCCGTGTCGGCGAGCTGGGAGCAGATCATGTGGCCCGAGTCACGGATGTAGCGCTTCAGGTGCGGGGCTGGGATGTGCAGCCGGTGTGCGGCGAGCAAGAAGTAGTCGGCCACGCTGTACGGCACGCCGATGAACCCCCGGGCCGAGGCGGCTACCGCCTCCCGGTACTCGGCCGGGCAGCGGAGGTAGACGGTGCGGTCGGCGGGGTGCCAGTTGCGCACGTACTGCGCCCCGCCGGGCATGGCCTCCACGATCCAGGGTGCGCCGCCGGAGTCGAGATCGGTGACGACGAAGGCATGCTCGAAGTCGGCGAAGCCGTCCCCGTTGAGCCACTGGCCGAGGCGGATGAGCCGTCCCCAGCCTGTGATGACGGTGAGCCCGATGTCGCCGGGCTGCGGTGCGTAGGTCATCGTTGGCTCTCCAGGATCTTCATCGGGCAGGCGCGGCGGTGGCTCTCGGCCGGGGTCGGCCAGCGGGGGCAGGTGCACTCGATCACTTGAGCGGCCCTCCTACGATCCAGAGACAGGTGGTGCCGTCGCGCCGGACCCACCAGTCGGGCGCCTTCTCGTTGAGGTAGCGGACGACCTTGCCTTCGTAGGTGGGGTGGAGCACGATGCCGTCGGCCTGGCCGGGCATCCGGTCGGAGTACGTGGCATAGCCCGAGCCGTGCAGGTCGAGGTGCCTGTACCTCGGCAGGCTGACACCCATGAACTCGAACCGGTCCCGCAGCCAAGCCCGGCGGTCGGGCCCGATGCCGACCAGGATGATCCGCTCCAGGTCACGGGGGCGGTGCTGGTTCAGGCCCATGAGCACCCCGGCGGCCGTGTTGCCTGAACCGAACGGGACCACCAGCGTGCGCACCGTGTCGGGCAGGTTGGTCACCTGGTCGGCTGCGATCTGGTGGAAGGCGCGCATCTCCCGGGCCGAGGCCGAGGGCGGGGTGGTGATGCCGTACTGGAGCCAGTAGGCCTGCCGGTCCAGGGCGAGCAGGTCGGCGGCCCTGCGCTGGAGCGCCGGGTTGTACCCCACCCGGATGAAGTCGAACTCCGCCCCGTACTCCCGGGCCAGGGCCGGGCTGCGGTGCCGGAAGGCAGTACTCGGGTGAGTGCCTCCGAGCACGATCGTGCACGCCAGCCCGTAGCGCGCGGCAAGCACAGCAGCCATGGCGTTCTGCGGGCTCAGGACCGAGGCGGCCGACACGATACGGGTCTTGCCCGAGGCGGCGCCCTGGCGGATGAGGTGATCGCAGGCGCGCAGCTTGGCTCCGTTGACACCGGCCGGGAGCGTACAGAGATCCTCGCGCTTGTAGATCAGCCCGTCCCGGTCCTGCACGGGGCTGAGCCAGTTCCTCAGATCCAGGGGCGGGCGCGCTTCCCGAACTCGTGCGCCTGCACCTTGGCCTCGAAGTCGTTCCGGAAGCATGACCAGTCCTCCGTCATGTTGATCACCTGGCCCGTGGTCAGATACCAGTTCTGCTTGACCGGGCTCAGGCCCGGATCGTACGGCTGGTCCTCCAGCCGGAGCCGGGTGGGGAGCGCGGCCCGGCGCGCGTCCCAGATGACGCCGAACCGGCGCCCCCAGCGGTTCTCGGCCGAGACCAGCCGGTTGTAGAGCATGTCGTTGTAGACGCCCGGGTAGCGGCGGTTGGGCTTGTGCCAGCTCTTGTAGGTGCAGAGAGCGGACTCCAGGGAGAGCCGGTTGGCCTCGGCTCCGGCACGCTGCTGCGCCTCGGTGTACAGATCATGCGCAGCCCAGCCGAAGTTGTAGAGCACGTCCTGGTCATAGACCTTGTCCGTGGTCCCCGAGCCAAGCTGCTTGTCCACGATCAGATGATCCTGACCCAGCACGAGCGCGAGCCCGTTGCGGTGCGACCGGCTGCCCTGGATATCGTCCAGCATCAGGTCCATCGCATCGGGCACGACGCTCGGTCCGAGCAGGATGCGCAGGTACTCCAAGTAGCTCCACGTGCTCAGGCGGCCCATGGTCGGCAGCGCTCGGGCCCGGTCCCACCAGCCGGTCCAGTCGCCCCCGGCCGAGCGGAAGTACTTGTGCTGAGGCAGGGTGCAGGAGCAGTCCGTGGCCGAGGCGTAGCCGGTGAGCGCGTCCTCGAACCGGGCTTTGTGATACCGGCGGTCGGTGTCCCAGTCGAGGGAGCGGTAGTTGGCGCGCCAGAAGTCGACGGCCGCCTTCCAGTCCCGGGGCCGGGGAGCGGCCTGGAGGAGCAGGAGAGACGTCACCGGGTTCTGGGTGTTGGCGTTGAGCCAGGCCAGCCAGTAGCGGCCCTCGGTGTCCAGCTCCAGGGCCGAGGCGATGTGCGGCAGCACGTAGTGCACCCCGCCGGGGAAGCTGTTGTAGCGCACGCTCCACTCGTAGAAGCGCAGGAAGACCTCCCGCCGGTACTCCACCCGGCGGAAGTCGGCCCCCTCGGTCAGCTCAGGCATCCGTGTCCTCGGCCTCGAACACCGTGTCTGCCACGTCGACTACGTCCTCGTCCCCGTAAACGCCGCCCTGCACAACTAGTTGAGCCACCCGGGCCGCCTTGAGCAGGATCTCGCCCTGCGGCAGTGCGCCCCAGGTCTCGCGCAACGCCATGATCAGCCGCCCGAGCTCATCCGCCTGCGCCACCGGCAGGGGGATGAAGATGTCCCGGATGCCCCGGGACTCCATGGTCTTGGAGTCTTCACCGCCGTGGCTGCGTACCCGGGCCTGCCGCTCCTCGGCGTCGTCGTTGAACTCGGCGACCTCAGGCTCGGCGACGTCGGTGAACTCCTCCTCCTCGTACCGGGCGAGTATGGCGTCAGCCTCGTCCTCCTCGTAGCCGGTGCCCTTGAGCTCTCCGTCCAGCAGCGCGATGAGCCGGGCCCGCGCCTCGTCGTCGTAGGTGGCCTCGTCGTTGGCCTTGTTGTCGATCAAGTTGACGCGCAGGGCGGTGGCGTCGTCGCAGCGGACGATCTCGCACCGGGCCTCGGTGTCGCCCCGGGCCTCCAGGGCCTCCATGGTGTTGTTGCCCGCGAGGACGACCAGCTCACCATCGGTGTCCCGGACGATGAGCGACCGGTACTGCCCGTTCTCCTCCAGCGACTCCAGCAGCACCTTCCTGTTGCCCCGCCGGGCGTTGCCCGGGAAGGGGGTCAGGTCTGCCAGCGGCACCATGCGCGTGTCGACGTACTCCGTGGTCATGCTGTTCCTCTCATCCGGCCTCGGGACGATGATGACACGGCGCCCCGAGGCCGGGGTGATCAGTCGGGGTCCTCCACGCTCAGGAACTGCCGCCAGTCCTCGGTGTGGTCGTCCATCTCGCTCATCCGGGCCTTGGCGAGGATGACGACGTCCTTGAAGATCCACCACTCGCCGTGCACGGGGTTGTAGACCGCGCACATGCCGTCGTCGGCCGGGCTGACCCGGAACTCCCAGTCGTGGGGCGCGCCCTCGCCGACGTACTCCCACGGCTGCGCCACGGCCGCGCGCAGCACCTTCTTCAGCAGCTTCCACATCAGGACCGCCCCCTCGGCCACGGGGTCGGCAGCAGGACACCCTTCGGGACCCGGTGCGCACCGACCGGGTTCTCCAGCGCGTCCACGGGCAGGCACAAGGTCTCGAACCATTCCTGGCCTTCAGCCTGCAAGGTCACCTGCCGGGCCCCGCAGCAGGTCCAGAGCAGGTCCACCCGGCCCCAGCGCTTCTCGTCAGCAATCTTGGTAACGGCCCCCGGCTCGGCCCAGGAGGGCCGGTCGGGCCCGAGTGCGCCGGTCGGCTTGCCGTTCTTCAGGCACTTGTGCTCCATGATCCTTCTCCCTTGGTCCATACGGCGGGCCGTATACCTACACGGTTACCGTCCGTGTCATTTTGCTAAACCTACCTGTCCGTAGCGTAGCGAAGGCCGGAGGCTCCCTTCTGAGGAGCGAACACGGGCCGGGTGATGGCCTTGCACTACCACCCGCACGTTCGCAGTGTGGCTGGTCAGAGTGGGTGTCCGGAGCGTTACCCCCGGGCCCTCACCCCGGCCGCCGTATGGCTATACGCCTCACGGATGAGCCGCCCGCAGCAGACGGCCCCCGTTCTCCTGCTGCATCGCGATCATGATGCGCACCGAGTCCCAGCTCCATCCCGTGGTCCAGCACCACGGACTGGAGCCCCCGGCTCGCTGACCCGGCTCGTCCGGCCGGTGCTTCGGCACCGGCCACGCGCCCTCGTTCTCCTGGGCCCAGGTGGTCACCGTGGTCCCGCAGGCCGGACAGACGATGTCCACCGTGTCCGGCTCGGGCGCGCTCACGGGTGCGCCGCCAGGTGCACCCCGGCCGCCCGGTCGGCGGCGATTCCCTCGGCCAGCTCCACGGTGCAGCCGGTGGCGAGGCAGGCGGCCGAGTTGACGTGCCGCACCGCCCGGCCGTCGAGGACGGCCCTCGGCCCCGGGATGTGCCAGAGGATCACGAGTTCGGACTCGGCCTCGAACATGTGCGGGCGATCCGTGGACACGGTCACATTCGCCTTGCACAAAGGGCACTTGAGACGTTCCATGGTCAACTCTCCTTCCTTGGTCAGTACTAGGGGTGTGCCCGCAGACGGAGCCGGGCAAGCTCCCCGGCGGCCTTCAGGGTCCTGTTCGCGCCGGAGCAGGCGACCTGGCCCTCGGTCAGATGACCCGGCAGCACGGGGTCGTACGGCTCCGGCATGAGCACCAGCCACAGGCAGTCTCCGCACACCGGGCACTCCACGAACCGGGGACTGTCCGCCACGACCCTGCCCCACCAGCGTTCAGTCCTTCGCATAGCAGCCGTCCCAGCTCTTGGCGGGCTTGCTCGCCCCAGTCGTGATCGGTACCGAGTGCAGCGTGCTCACCTCAGCCAGGTCGAAGGTCAGGGCGGCCGTCACGGTCTCGATGCACTCCTGGACCCGGGCCTCGGGGACGTTGAAGATCACCTCGTCGTGCACCACGCCGCGCATCCACGGGATGTATTCGTCCGGCAGGCGGAGCAGCCCCTCCACCAGGATGTCCCGGGCGGTCCCCTGGCCCATCAGGGCCGGTGCCTGGGTGTAGGCCCGGCGGGGGTCCACGCGCATCAGGCGGCCGAAGCCGTTGTCCAGCAGCTCCCCGCTCTCGCCCCTGCTGCGCACCTCGCTGCGCCAGCTGCACAGCGCCGGGTAGCTCTCGTTCATACCGGCGTCAAACCGCTCCGCCAGCGACCGCTCGATGCCCTGGTTCACGAGGCCGTTCACGCTCAGGCCGTAGTTCCAGCCGTGGCCGGACGCCTTGGCCCGGTCACGCCACTCGCCGTCGGCCCGCCCGAACACCATCGTGGCGATCATCGAGTGCGGGTCCTCGCCCCGGATGAACATCCCGGCGTACTCGGGGTCACCGCAGTGCCCGGCGAACGCGCGCATGTCCACCTGGTCCAGGTCGAAGGCGATCAGCACGCACCCGTCGTCGGCGATGAACGGCGCCCGCTGTACGACCTTGCCGCCGCGCTTGCCGAGGTTGGTCACGCTCGGCTTCACCATCGCCCACCGGCCCGAGCCCTGTGTCTCGCCGACGAGCCCGTGCACCCGGTCACCGATCAGGTGATCCATGATCTCCTGGTACTTCGCCACGGTGGTGGTGACGGTCCGGATGTGCCCGGCCATCTCCTCGATCGCCTGCCAGTCGGCGTCCGGCGTGCGCTCCCGGCGCAGCGGGTTCAGCAGCCCCGGCAGGGACTGGCCCTTGGCGCCCTTGCCGACCATGTACGAGCCCTCCCCCATGGCGTCCTTGTTCAGGGCGAGCACGCCGGACTCCGTGGTGAGCACGTACGGCAGGCCCCGCTCCCGGAACGCACGCGCCAGCGCCTCACGCCCTGCGTTGGAGCCGAGGGGGCTCTTGCGTACCTCCTCGTAGAACTCCTTCTTCGAGCCCCGGCCCCGGCTCTTGGTCTCGGTCAGGGGGACCCCGGCGTTCTCGGCCAGCCACTCCAGAGACTCCTGCTTCTTCTCCTCTTCCTCGGCCACGCGCTGCCGCAACAGGGGGACGTCGATCTTCCAGCCGGACAGCGTCATCCGGTTCTGGATGTAGGCGACGCGCTGCTCCCGCTGCCGGTACGGCATGCGCTCGGGCCGTTCGGCCTGCTGCGCGCGGTACAGGCGGCCGGTGGCCTTCAAGTCGCCGGACAGGTATGAGCGGTATCGCTCGTTGTCCACCGGGATCTTCTCGTACCCGTCCTCCGCAGCCTTCTTGCCGACCAGGCCGGGGGCCGCGTACTCCTTCGCCAACTCGGGGAGGTGGTCGGTCTTGCCGGGCTCGCCCCTGCGCTCCAGGGCCTTGTCCAGCCCGTAGTACCCCTCCTGGTTCCAGGGGGCGAGGTACTGCCCGCCGGACGGGTCGGTGGTGGCCTCGTCCACGTAGGAGTCCCAGGCCTTCTTGGCCAGCCGGTCGTAGTCGGCCCCGTGGTGGAGGGCCAGCGCCATCAGGTCGAACCGGAAGATGTTGTGGCCGTAGATCACCGGCGCCCGCTCCAGCAGCTCGATCAGCTCCGCCGGGTCGTTGGTGATCACCTCCTGGCCGTTCTCGTCCACGAGTCCGTTCAGCCGGGCGAAGGACGCCTCCGGCCGACTACGGAACGTGAACAGTTTCTTGGCTGAGGGGGTCTCGATGTCCCACCCGACCGAACCCACCAGGGTGGGCAGCGCAGGCCGGGAGACGGGAGCCGGGGGAGCCTCCTGCACGGGTGCGAAAGGGTCCTCGCCGTAGTCGGTTCCTTGATCCATGGGCGCCTCGTTTTCGGTGTACAACTGTTCCTCATTACGGCTATTACACGTCGTCCCATTACCCCTTACGCGAGGAGTCTCTAGAGCGGTACCAGGCGCACGTGTAATACGTGTAATGTTGCTGGTCGGAGCACTTGAGAAAGGATCTTTGTCAGGTCCGTCGGCCTCGTTTGCTCCTGTCTCGGGCCCTGAGTCGTCCGTCTTCCACGCCACCCCGAGCCACGCCCTCACGGTGCCCTTGTGCGCCCCCGTCCCGCTGAGTGAGGACAGCTTCTTCGGGCTGTAGACGGCCTTGTAGATCACGCTGTTCTGCGCACACACATCGTGACCGCCGAACCGGGCGATGAACGTCTTGTCGCCCCACTCCCGGCCGCCCTTGTCCTTGATCCACGTGTTGAACACGGAGCGCAGTTCCGACCCCTGGATGCACGCCTCGGGGTCGAACTCCAGGTGCTCGTCGGCGAACGCCAGGATCAGGTCCGACTCCTTGCGCCACGCGAGGGTGTCGGCCTCCACCCGGTCCGGCACCCGGGGCATGATCCGCTCCAGCTCGTACCAGCGCCGGGCCCCCGCCGCCACCCACGCGAGCGCAGCCTCAAGCGCCTGGGGGTTCTGCTGCACCCGCTCCCGCAGCGTGGGGTCCCCCAGCCGGTCGTTCTCGCCCCGGATCTCGTCCGCGTGGTCCCGGAATGTGAACGGCCAGCACACCAGAGCCAGGCGCCTCCAGGTGCCGTGGTCGGTCTCGTCCACCACCGGCCGGTAGTTGCTGTTGATGAACAGGCTGTGCGTCGCCTCGAAGGTCACCGGGTCCTGCCGGATCCGCCTGCCGGTGATCTCCCGGGTGTCGGCCAGCTTCTTGAGCCGGTTGGTGTCCAGGCGCCGGGCCTCGGGTGTCTCCTCCAGCACCGCGTACCGCGCGCCCATCAGGTCCATGATCTCGGTCGGGTGGTTGTCGCTCGCGTTGCCGAGCATGGCCCGGTCGCTCACCTGTGCGTGGTACTTGCCGAGCGCGAGGGCGATGCCGTCGTACACGGTTGACTTGCCGTTGGCGCCGCCGCCCTGGCAGATGAGCACCTTGCCGTCCGAGGTCATGTGACCGGTGGCCGCCTGGCCGACACGGATCTGGAACCAGTCCACCACCTCGTCCGGCAGGGCCCTCAGCGCCTTGTCCCAGTCCGGGTGGCTCGCGTTCTTGACGAAGTCCGCCCCCGTGATCTTCGTCATCAGCATGTCGGGGTCGTGCGGGGTCAGCACCCCCGTCCGCAGGTCGACGATCCCGTTCGGGCAGTTGAGCAGGTCCGGGTCCCTGTCGAAGGCTTCCGCGTCGCACTCCAGGGTGCCCTTGGCGAGGCGGACTACGGCACTCACCCGGCTCGCGCTCAGCACACCGCGCCAGCCGTCGACCGCCGCCGACAGGTCACGGCCGGTGCCCCGGTGCTGCCGGTCGACTGCGTCGTGGTACTGCTCCAGGGCCCACCGGCTGACCGCCTCGGTCACGGTGACCTCGGTGGCCTCCTTCCAGACCTTGCCGGTCCACTGCATCCAGCCGAGTCCCGAGGCCCACCTGAACCGGCCCTCCAGCTCCTCGGAGACCACCGTGTCCGCCAGCACCCTGTCCGTGAACGAGGCGTCCTGTCCGTCCTGGGGAAGCTGCTCCATGGCCGCATTGCGCAGGCCGTCCATGGTGCCGCCCGCGTGCAGGTAGTCGTCCACGCCCTTGGTCTCGACGGTCCGGCCGTCGGCCGCCTCCACCGAGCCGGGCACGATCAGGTACAGGGGTTTGGCCTGCTTGCTCTCCAGCCAGCGCCCTAGCCGCTGCATCGCGAGCATGACGTTCCGCTTGTCGCGCGCGTCGGCGTCGAAGCAGATCACCACGTTCCGGCCCTGGAGCGGGATGTCCTCCCAGTCGCCGAGCGTGCCCATCTTGCTGCGCCAGTTGAACACGCCGGTCAGCGTGACGACCGGCCGCCCGTAGCTCGCCAGGCAGTCCGCCTTCTTGATCCCCTCCGTGATCCACAGAGCTTCGCTCGGATCACGGACTGCGTCGGCCACGGACGGCGGTACGTCCAGCCGGTTGGGCACGCCGGACTGGCTGGCGTACTTCTGCCGCTTGCCGCCGGGGGCTTCCTGCGGGATGGCTGGCTTGAACTGGAACCCGATCTCCTCGCCGCTCACCCGGTACATGGGCAGCAGCAGCGCCGGGAAGGCCATGTCGTCCCGCCAGGCCCACCTCGGCACCCGCAGCTCCTTGAGCCGGGCCCGGTCCTCATCCGTTCCGTACAGGGTCTCGTACCGGCGGGCCGCCTGTACCTCGGCCGAGATGCAGCTCTCCTCCAGCTCGCGCTGGTGGCCGGGCATCAGCTCCGAGGGCGCACGGACCCCTGGGTCGTCCACTGTGGTCACGGTTCGCTCCTCCTACTTCCTGCGGCTCCGGCGCCGAGGTCCCCGACCCACCGGGTGCTTCAGCCCGTCCTTGCCGTCGAACCGGGCCTCCGAGGCCCTGTCCCACGCCCTCTCGTACTCCTTCGCCTGCCACAGCCGGTGCACGTCGGCCACCGTCCCGTCCGGCATCCACACCCGGGCCGAGTGAGCAGTGTCACACCGGTCTCCCCGGCGGTGCATCCCCCGGACGGTGAAGAGCATCATGCCGCTCCGGGCCGCCAGCTCCGCCCAGCGCGGGTCGTCCACCGTGTCGACCGGAGGCTTCACCTCCAGCCAGACCTGGACCCCCGTCGGCCCCGTGACCCTGAAGTCGCACAGGTAGCGTCCGGCGTCCAGCGCCGCGCCCTCGGGCTCGTACTCCCAGTCGAACCCCGCCTCGGTCAGGAACACGGCCCAGCGGGCCTCCAGGCGGCTGCGGAACCTGCACCCGTACGCCCGGGTCTCGATGGCCGGGATGCGGCCGGTGCTCATGACCCGGCCGCCCTTCGTGCCCGTTCCTGGCTCCAGGTCACCGCACACCCAGGGAACGCGAGGCACGTGTCCTCGTCCCGGGCGGGCAGCCGGAACCTGTGCTCGTGGTTCTCCGTCGTCCCCCGCAGCACGATCTCCGTCCAGATGATCTCCGGGTGGTCGTCCTGGTCGTACAGCGCCGAGTCGAACCAGGTCCGGATCTGCCCGGCCATCTCCTGGTCGTCGTAGTAGGGCTCGCCGCGCTCGGCCTCATCGGGCCGGTCGTTGGTCCGGACGGTCATCCGGATCTGGTACTCCCTCATGCGCTGGCCTTCAGGGTCACGAACTGTTCCACCTCGGCTTCGTCCAGCCGCACGCGGCCGGTCGGGGTCGTGTACTTGGTCAGCTTGCGGTCGCGCAGGTAAGCGCGCACGGTCCGGTCATGGACGCGCAGCCGGGCTGCCGCCTCCTTGACCGTGATGTAGTGCTGGGGCATCGCCCCTCCTTTCAGTACCGTTACGCCTTCATACCCCTGAGGGCGTAAATGTACGCCTTAGGGGGTACAGTCACCGCACAGACCAACCGGACCAAGGAAGGAGAGCCCATGAGCAGGGCTCTGGAGCAGACGCTCGTGAAGTACACCGACGTGCTCAAGGCGTCGCTGACCGGCGGGGAACAGGACATCCGGGCCGCCCTCGCCCGCCTGGACGAGTCCGAGGCGTCCCGCCTGCGCAACACCCTCTACGCCGTCAGCGAGCTGGCCGAGGCGCACCGCAAGAGCCTGCGCCGGGCGAGGGGGCGGATGTGAAGGCCACCCACAACGCCCGGTGCATCACCTGCCAGGGGAACATCCGGAAGGGCGAGGAGGTCGAGGTCATCGGCGGCTGGTGGAGGCACCAGATCTGTACGGCCCGCATGGTGGCCGTCTCGCCCCCGGCCACCGTCGTCCCCAAGGTCACCGCCAACGCCCTCACTCACGCCGTGTGGGCCCTCGCGCACAGCAATGATCGTGCCAAGGCACAGGAGCTGGTCGGCTCGATGGGCCCGTCCGAGCGCCAGGCCTACCTGGCCCTGCTGACCGAACTGATCAACATGATGTGGAGCGAGACGTGAAGAAGAACCGGAGCCTGCTGCTCGTCACCCGTGTGCAGGGTTACCCCCTGCGGGACCTCCCCCGCCTGCTGTGGGCCCTGTGGAAGTTCCAGCACAAGTTCAACAAGGCCACCCCGGAGCAGCAGGAGCGCGCCATGGCCGTCCTGAAGCAGGGCGGAGCCCGGGAGGTGCGCCGTGACCGGTGAGGACTCCGTCTACGCCTGGTGGCTGGACGTGCTCGGTTCGGACGAGATCGCCGACACGGACCCCGGTATCGCCCGGGCGCTGCACCGCATGCATGACCGGGCCGAGGCCAGCCATGGCTGTTCGTGCGCCTCGGGCAGCCCGGAGAACTCCGGGGGCCTCCGGGCCGACTGCCCGCTCCACGGCGACCCGGCCATCCTCGGCTACGACCCGGGGGCGGTGCGGGGGTGAGGTACCCGACCCTGCCCGTCAGCCTGCTGGATGACGGGTTCATCGACTGCGGAGACTACGACGACTGGGCCGAAGCCTGCTCAGCGATCAAGCGTTACCCCGACGACCGGGCGAAGCTGGACGAGCTGATGCGGTCCATCCCCGAAGTCGGGGTGCTGGAGCCGTTGTGGATCGAGGTCCGCAACCACAACCACCGGCCGTTCCTCACCGACGGACACCACCGTGCCGTGGCCCTGATGGAGCTGGGCATCCTGGAGTTCCCGTACCGGTGGCGCTGGAGGTTCCCGAAGGGCCAGCCCCGGCCGGGCGCCCTGGAGCCCCTGCCGGAGCACATCCTGGACCGGCTGAAGGAAGGAGCCCGGCCGTGATCACCCGACACACCTGCCTGGACAACGAGGTCCGCAACGGCCCCGAGGCTGACTGTCCGACGTGCCGGGTGCTGCTGCTGGAGGCGTTCCGGGCCCCGGTACAGCCGCCCCGGTTCGTTCCTCCGCCGGACCCCCGGCGCCCACACCTGCTCGTTCCGCCGGAGCACTCCCGGACTGTGGAGATCCCCCAGCTCCCCCAGGCCGACTGTCCCCGCTGCGGGAACGGCTACCTGGCCGACCGGCTGAACGAGCACCTGCGCGCCTGTGACGCGGGCAGCCCCCCGCCCGACCCGGACTGGCTGGACCAGGACCCCGACGTCGCCGAGCACACCACCGAGCACGGCGTCACCCCCTCCGACGAGGAGCCCGGCGGACTGTGGTGGGCGCGCTGCTCGTGTGGCTGGGAGGCCAACGGCCCGTACACCCGCACGGTCGCGACGGGGACGATGGCCGAGAACTTCGCCCGTACCCGGGCCGATCAGCACCGAAAGGAAGCCGGACAGTGATCGACACCGCACCCAAGGACATGCTCCGCCCCCGGCCGTACCAGGACGAGGCCATCCAGGCCATCATGAAGTCCTGGACCGAGGGCATGCAGCGCCCGGCGGTCGTGCTGCCGACCGGGGCCGGGAAGACCGTCGTCTTCAGCCATCTGGCGCACCGCTTCAGGGACTGGCGTACGTCGGTCGGCGGCGGCGCGCGGGCTCCCCGGCGCGTGGTCATTCTCGTGCACCGGGACGAGCTCGCCGACCAGACCCTCGCCAAGCTCCGCGTCATCGCCCCGCACCTCAGCCTCGGCAAGGTCAAGGCGGCCGACAACGACCTCTTCGCCGACGTGATGGTCTGCTCGGTCCAGACGCTGGCGCGGGAGAAGCGCGCTCAGGAGCTGCTGGACGCGCAGTCGTACGCGGGGCCCGTCGGGCTCACGATCGTGGACGAGTGCCACCACGCCGTGGCGGACAGCTATCGCAACGTGATGGCCGCCCTCGGCTGCTACGACGGCGGCACCGACCGGCTCGCGGTCGGCTTCACGGCCACGCTCGCCCGGGGTGACGGGCGCGGCCTCGGGGGCGTGTGGGAGGACGTCGTCTACCAGCGCTCGATCCTCTGGATGATCAGCAAGGGCCACCTGGTCGACGTGCGAGCCCGGCAGATCGAGATGGCCGACCTGGACCTCTCCGCCGTCAAGCGGACCGGCGGCGATTACCAGGCCAAGTCGCTCGGTGAGGCGATGGAGGCCGCAGGGGCTCCGGAGATCATCCGTCAGGTGCTCACGGCACAGGCGGCCGACCGGCGCTCCATCCTGGTGTTCGTACCGACCGTGTCGATGGCTCACGAGGTGCAGAAGCACCTGACCGCCGGAGGCATCGCCTCGGGGGTGGTGTCCGGCGCCACGCCCCGGGAGGAGCGCCTGCACCTGTACGAGCAGTTCCGCCGGGGGACGCTGCGGGTGATCGTCAACTGCATGGTGCTCACCGAGGGGGCCGACTTCCCGTTCGCCGACTGTGCAGTGATCGCCCGCCCGACCTCGAACCAGTCGCTGTTCATCCAGATGGTCGGCCGGGTGCTCCGCCCGAGCCGGGTGACCGGCAAGACCGACGCGCTGGTGCTCATCCTGTCGGACGGCGGCGGGAAGATCGCCACGCTGGTCGACCTGGAACCGGACGCGGTACCCGACGTGCAGGACGGCGAGTCCCTGACCGAGGCGTACGAGCGCGAGGAGGAGCGCAAGGAGAAGAAGGCGCCCGCCGGGTCGGTCCGGTTCGAGCTCAAGCACAAGGATCTCGATCTGTTCGGCGCGTCGGCCGCGTACCAGTGGCTGCGCACCGAGGGCGGGGTCCAGTTCATCCCCCTGGGGGGCAACGGGCTCATCCTGCTGTGGCCGTGCGTGGACACCGAGGGCCTGTGGGATGTCGTGTGGGCGCCGGAGGGCCGGGAGAAGTGGCAGCGGCTGCACACCTGCCTCGACCTCGGCATGGCCATGGCCTGGGGTGAGTCGGAGGCCGATGAGCGCTCCGCCATCAACACCGGCAAGAAGGCCAGCTGGCGCCGCAAGCCCGCCTCCGAGGCACAGATCCGCTACGCCGGTAACCTCGGCCAGGCGGTCCCCGAGGGCGCGCGCGCCGGGGACGTCGGCGACCTGATCAGCATCGGGCTCGCGAGCAAGAAGGTGGACCGGTTCGTCCGCCGCTAAGCAGGGTAAGGTCCCGGTCAACACGACCACGGAAGAGGGAACATGAGGCTGAATGACGAACAGGCCCGGGAGGCTCGCCGCCGGGTCGAGGAGGCCCGCATCCGGCGCATCGTGCGCGAGGAGATCGTGGCCGCGCTCGGGGTGCTGGCCCGTGCGGCCGACGGGCTGGACGACTATGACACGGCGGAGCTGGACAGCCGTGCCCTGGGGAACATCGAGAAGGCTGCCGAGAACACGGTCCGGCGCCTGACGTGTGAACACGAGTTCAAGGACTACCAGCCGGACCGCTGCTGGCGCTGCGATGAGCCCGCCCCCGAGCCGGTCAACCCCTTCGAGCCCGAGGGCAAGGCCCGTGTCTGCCCCGTGGACCCAGAGGTCTGCGGGTTCCTCCTGGACCAGAACACGCTCCGGACCCACCTCTACGAGGTGCACACCGAGGACGACAAGGACTACGACCGCGACGAGGTTGTCCAGCGGCTGCTGGAGCAGGGAGGCCACCATGGCACGAGCTGAGCGTCCGAGGGGCACTTGCTCCGTGTGCGGTAAGAAGAACTGCGCGATCACGGACGAGGGTGGTGTGCGGCACCACCTCACCGACGACCCGGCGCAGCAGGCCGGGCCGGACAGCCGGAAGTGCAAGGGCGTTGGTCAGCCGCCCCAGGGCGCGGCCCCGGCGGCCGGGGACGTCCGGTTCCTGTGCCGAGTACCGAGCGGGCCCGAGGGCTGCGGCCACCAGGTCCAGCTCACCGCCAACCGGCGCGCTCGCAGCCACCTCACCCCGCAGGGCACGCCTTGTGCCGAGGGCGGCAGCGCGTGGCCGATCGCGGTCGGACCGGAGGGCTTCCGGCAGGACACGGCGGAGTGGACCGAGGAGCAGTGGGCGCAGGCGCTGCCCAAGCCTGTACGCGGCGGCGAAATCCTTCCGGCCGCTGCTCCGGAAGACCTCCGTATCGAGCCGGATCGGGACTTCGACCCCCGGCCGGTTCAGGACGTGGACCTGCCGCACGACCGGCAGCCCGACCCGCACCGGGCCGAGGCCGAGCGTATCCAGCGCGAGCAGGACGCCGACTACGAGCAGGCCCTGCGGGACGGCCTGGAGGAGTCCCGATCGCCGGGGCAGCAGGCCGAGGACTACCGGAGCCGGATGGACCGGGTCCAGTCGGGCAGCACCACCGTGTTCGACCCCACGCACACGGTCACGACCGACCTCGGCACGGAGATCCACCCCGGTGAGGCCGGAGGCTGCCGTCTCCCGGGCTGCTGCACTCACCCCAGTGGGTTCGAGTACGGGGACGATGACAACGGCCACAGCGGGTCGTTCTGTCCCGTCTGCGGCACGGAGGAGCCCGAGCCGTGCAGGCACGATTACGTGGCCTGGGACGACCTGGACGACGACGGCCAGGAGCGGATCGTCTGGGCCTGCAAGTACTGCCGGGAGGTGGAGCCCGAGGCCGTCACCCGCATGCGGTCGCACAGCCGGGCCCGGGACATCCTGTCCAACCTGGACGAGGGCGTGCTCTTTGTCCGGCACACGGCCCGGCCCCCGCTGAACGAGCTGGTCTACCGGCTGGCCGAGCACGAGTCGTCCACGGCCGTCACCGCCACCATTGTCAGTGCGGGTCCCTACGCTGGCCGGACCGGCTCCCTCACCAACCTGACCGAGGAGATCACATGCACGGATCTGAACGGAACACCGCGCCCCCGGCGGGACCGAGGTACAGGCGCCACCTCGCCGAGCAGCCCCGGCCCGTTGCCGTCATCGACCCTTTCGCCCTCGGCTCGAACGGGGCAGAGCGGACCGCAGGGCGGGACGAGCAGCCCGACGCCGACCCCAGCGGTTTCGGGCCCTGGTTCGACGCACGGTACGAGGGTGAGTGCGCCGGGTGCTGGTGCTTCATCGACGAAGGAGACCGCATCCGGGCCGACGGCGAAGGCGGGTACCTCTGCGAGGACTGCGGCGGGGACGACAGCGAGGAAGTCACCAGTGCCTGACGCCTTCAGCACCCCCAAGCAGACCGCCAGCGAGTCGGACAAGTACGACCGCTACGGCCGTTACAAGATGCTCCACCCCGTCACCGGCAAGCCTGTCAACTGGACCCGGGCCACCACCTTCGCCAAGTCCATCCAGGACACGTTCGCCCTGTCCCAGTGGGCACAGCGGATGACGCTCAAGGGCGCGGCACTGCGGCCGGACATCGTGGCCGCCGTGTCCACCCTGGACGTCAAGCAGGACAAGGACCGCGTCAACACCCTCGTGGAGGACGCGAAGAAGGCGGCCGGGAACAAGGTCGCAGCCAACCTCGGTACCGCCGTTCACTCCTTCACGGAGGACCGGGACAAGGCTCTGGTCGGCATGCCGGTCCAGGCCAAGGCCATCCCCGACGACCTGCGGCCGACGGTGGACGCGTACGAGCTGCTGCTGCGGGACTTCGGGCTGGAGCCCGTCCCTGGGCTGATCGAATTCTCCACAGGTGTCGTCCAGTACGAGATCGCGGGCACCTCGGACCGCTGCTACAGGGTGACGCGGGACATCACTTTCAAGATCAACAAGCGGACCGTCACCCTGTACTCGGGCGAGTACGTCATCGGCGACGTCAAGACCGGGGCGGACCTCAGCTACGGCTGGATGGAGATCTGTATCCAACTGGCCATCTACGCTCAGGGGTTGAACACCTCGGGTGTGTGGGACTGGAACACCCGTACCTGGGGCAAGCCCACCCTGCCCGACAACCCCGACGTGCTGCTCAAGGTGCGCACGGACGTCGCGCTCGTGCCTCACCTGCCGGTGGACCGCAAGGAGGGCGCCGACCTGGCGACGCTGTTCGCCATTGACCTGGACGCCGGATGGGCGGCGGCGGTGCTGTGCGAGCAGGTCCGCGCCACCCGCAAGAAGGGCAACCTCGCCACGCCGCTCACCGTGGCCGATGTGGAGGAAACCCCCGAGCCGTCCAACGAGCCCATGCAGCGTGCGGCGGCCCGTGCGCGGGAGGTCATCACCTCCCGGCCGGTGACCCTGGAGGACAAAGCGCGCATCGTCACCACCCAGGAGGCCGCCTCGGCCGTCTGGAAGGAAGCCGTGGCCGCCCGCACCCCCAAGGCCGAGGTCGACCGGCTGGTCCAGATCATGAAGGACCGGCTGGACAGCCTCGTCGAAAAAGGCGCCTGACCTGCTCCGGAACCCGGTTTAGCTAATCACCGGGGCCGGTAGGCTTCAGGTGTACGACCGGGGCCGCCCGATGATCCTTCCGGGGACGTGAAGACGGCGGCCCCGCCTCACCATCCAGAGCACGATCAAGCGAAAGAGGAAGCCCATGAGCGACGACCCGTTCAAGTCCGGATCCGACGGCGGAGCAGGCATCACCGAGTACGAGGGACGACTCCTGCTCGTCACTCCCACGGAGTACGTCGAGTCCTTCCCGACGACCTTCGGGGACACGGACACCGTCCGTGTCGACTTCGTCGTCCTGGACGGGCCGGAGGGCCCGGAGGAGATCGAGGACACCCTGGTGTTCCAGCGCATGCTGATCGGTGCGCTCAAGAGCCAGGCGAAGTTCAACGAGCGGAACGGGGTGGACGAGAAGACAGGCCACCCGAAGATGACGCTCGGTGTCCTGATCCAGGACACCGCGCGCCAGAAGAAGAACCAGTCCGCACCGTGGGTGCTGGCCGAGCCGAACGCGGAGCAGGCGCAGGCCGCTCGGGACTACCTCGCAGGGAAGAAGAGCGAGCCCGCCGACCCGTTCGCCAAGGCGTAGCACCCGCACCCCGACAGCCCCGGCCCTCCGACATTGGGCCGGGGCTGTTGGCTGTCCTCAGCGGCAGACCGTGTGCCCGACCGAGGCGCACATCTGGCACAGCACGGCCTTGCCGGGTGCGTGGGGCTGCCCTTCGTCGTACAGGACGACGCCCCGCAGGCCGATCAGCGGCCAGGGCCTCCGGCCGCCGACTTCGGGCCAGAAGATGGCGTGCCGCTTCTTGCCGGTGCCTGCCCAGCGCAGTGCCTGGAGCTGTTCCTGAGGCATACGCAGGCCTTCAGGCCGGTCCGCGTCCCACCGGGGCACGTACTCCCCGAACCCGTACGCCATCCGGCCCGCGATCCGCAGCCAGTCGGCGTCGCACTCGTCGTTGGTCTCGTAGGTCCGGCCGAGGAGCTGGAGGGCCGAGGCGGCCATGGCGTCCTTGTCGGCCGCCCCGGAGCCGGTGGCGAACTTCTTCAGCGTGCTCGGGCTGAGGATCATGTACGGGATCCGGTGACGCTTCAGGTCCAGCCGGATGGACCCCTGGAGGTGCAGCAGCACCCGGCCCGCGTTGCCGAGCAGGGTGGTGGGCGCGTCCTCCATCACCACCAGGTCCACCCGTGCCGTCCGTGCCGCGATCAGGATGTGGTCGGCGAAGTACTCCAGCCGGTCGTCCCCGGTGACCGGCCTGGGCGGCTTGACGGTGAACGTCGATGTGTCCGGCAGGCTGATGCCAGTGCGGGTGATGCTCGGGTCCACTCCCATGATCTTCATTCCGTGGTCTCCTCGTGTTTCGGTTTCGTCTAATGACGGTACCCATCACAGTGATGCACCACCCACCGGCCCCGGCCGACGGGGCCCACAGACCAAAGGACCACAGACCATGACCATTCCCGGAGAGGCCGAGGGCCGACGGTTCACCATCGAGACCCTGCCCGCCAACCTGCTCGACGTGGACGTCCACGTCCAGCGCAAGCTCAACGAGAGCCGCGTGGCCAAGCTCGCGGCCGACTTCCACGAGGCCGCCCTCGGCGTGCTGATCGTGTCCGCCCGGGACAGCCTGGACCCCGAGACGAACACGAAGTTCACCCGGTACGTCGTGCTCGACGGCCAGACCCGGCTCGCGGCCATCCGCAAGTTCACCGGCACCGACGACACCAAGATGCCCGTCGTGTGCCAGGTGTTCCACAACCTCACCCGGGCCCAGGAAGCCGAGATCTTCATCGAGCACAACGACCGGGCGGCGGTCCGCAAGATCGACCTGTTCCGTCTGGCGCTGGTCGCCCGGCACGAGTGGGCCGTGGAGCTGAACTCGGTCATCGCCCGGCACGGGTACGAGGCCAGCGACTCCGGCTCCCGGGAGCGCCGGTTCACCGCCATCAGCACCGCACAGCGGATCATCAAGCTCCCCGACGGCATGAGCGCTCTGGACAGGGCCTTCGAGCTGCTGGCCCGCAGCTGGGGCTACCGGGACGGGGCCGCGTCCGCCGAAGCCGTGGACGGGCTCGGGCTGCTGTTCCACCGGCACGGCAGCGCGGTCGACGTCGTCACCTTCGCCAAGAAGCTCGCGGCCACCGAGACCCCGCAGACCTTCAAGGCCAACGTGATGGCCTACCGGGCCGCGACCGGCATCAGCCGCACCGAGGCCGCCTACCGGTACGTGATCAAGCTCTACAACTCCGGCAAGCGCACCAAGCAGCTTGAGCCCCGGTCATGACTGCCATCCTGGGTACCATCCCCCTCGGGGATCACGCGACCACGGGACGAGGAGTCACGACCATGAGCGACATCCGACACGAGCTGCCCGCACCGGACGAACACGGTGACATGGCCACCTGGGTCTTCGCTGACCGGGACGGGGCCGTCCACACCATCGACGGTGTGTTCCTCGGCATGGGCTCCAGCTTCCGGCCGGAGCACAAGGGCCACCCGGCCACCGAGTGGGCCCCGAGGGGTGTGCACTGCTCCACCTGCCGCTGGACCGAGCTGCGCATCTTCAAGACGTCGGACCGGGAGCTGTACGTGGTCAACTGCGGGGCCAGTGACGTCCCCGACGAGCGTGACCTGGTCCGGGTGTCGCGAGTGGACACCCCGTTCGAGATGGTGGAGTCCCTCACCACGCAGGACCGGCGCACCCGGATGACGGTGCTGCCGATGCCTGCCCGGCGTGCGCTGGCACAGGCCGCCACGCACGACCCGGCCATCCGGGACGCCTACATCAACTCGCCGGTGACGTGATGAGCCGCCGGTGCCGGTCCTGCGGCCGGAGGGGTTCCCGCAGGCACCGCCGTACGGTCTTCAGCCAGCCGGGCTTCTGGCTGCTGGTGGCCATGGCCGTCATGATCCTGTACGCCGTGCAGACCGGGAGGGCGTGATGGTCAAACGCGTCATGGCCTGTGACGGCGGCTGCGGACGGCAACTCACCTGGGAGGGGCGGCCGACCCAGGCCGTCATGGAGCAGCAGGCCCGCGACAAGGGCTGGCACGCCCCGGACCGGCTGGGACAGCACTACTGCCTGAACTGCCGGAGCCGGGCCGGGGCCGAGCAGTGGTGGCGCCGGGAGAACGTCCGTCAGGGGCTCCCGGCCGGGTACGGGCTCGGCGAATGCCGATGCGACCCCTCGGGGCCCAGTCGACCGGACTGTGTCTCCGCTGGACACCCGGGGGTGGAGCATCGTGTCTGAGCAGCCGCCTCCCGTCCTGGAGGGCATCACCTGGGCGCAGTGCGCCTGTCCGGGCTGCAAGGACCGGAGAGCGGAACGGGGCCACGCCTCGGGGTGTCCCTGCCCCGAGTGCCAGCCCGGCCCCGGCATCGACCACTCCGCCGGACAGAGCCGCAGGGAGAAGCTGCGCCGGGAGCGCCTCAAGGTGCTCCTGGCCCGGCCGGACGACGACCTGACCCCGGAAGAGCGGGAAGAGATGGACGACCTGCTCAGCTGGTACATCTACCGCACCTGAGAGGAACACGGAACATGAGCACAGTCCGAAGGGTCGCATCCTGGCTCGACAGGGCCAGCTACGTACAGCTCTTCCTGGCCGGGGCCCTGACGGCCCTCGTGATCCTGGGCCTGACGACCGTGGTGAAGATGGTGCTCGGGTGAGCTGGACCGCCTTCGCGGTGGTGATCGTGCTGCTGGCCACGCTCCTCGTGGCCGCCGCTGTCCGGGGGTGGTGAGCTAGTCTCGGGCCGGACCACTCCCGACCCCGAGGACCACCGATGAGCCTCTTCCGCAGGGCCCTCATGGCGTTCATCGCCGTGGGGGCCCTTCTGCTGGCCTCTGCCTCAGCGGCCCCGGCTGCTGACACCTTCCCCTCCCAGGACGCCTGTCACGTCACCCGCAACGCCATGCCCAAGGGCAACTGTGGCTCCTTCACCCAGGTGAGCGCCCTGAACTTCAACGCGGTGCAGGTGCCGGTGGGAGCCTTCAGCGGCTGCGCCGGTGACGGAGACTTCCGCTGCGCCGGGCTCAAGACCAAGTACCCCAGCTACTACAGCAGCCTCGGGGCGTACCCGAGGGGCTGGTACGACACCGCCAACCCCCGGAACCACAGCAACGGCAACGACCGGACCTTCGGCGGGGAGTACAGGCCGGACACCACCATGAGCGTGGTCAAGGACTCCGCCGGTGACGGCCAGCTCAAGGTCCACATGTTCCGGCCGTCCACCGGGGACAACCACGTGGCCGCCCCGGTGCCCCGGCAGTGCATGAACATCCGCTACGGCAAGTTCACCGAGCGGACCCGGATCACCGCCCGCACCGACGGCTTCAAGATGGCCCACCTGCGCTACACCCCGAACGAGATCGACTACCCCGAAGCCGGGGGCAACTTCAGCACGGACCCGATCTCGGAGTTCACGCACGGGTTCGCGGAGTCGGGGGCCGACGTCGCGCCCAACTCCTCCTGGACCGCCTGGCACACCTTCAGCACGGAGATCGTCCCCGGCAAGGTCCGCTTCTATCTGGACGGCAGGCTCGTCAAGACGGTGTCGGCCGACTTCCCGGACGCGGCCGACTGGGTGCTCCAGAACGAGTCCAGCCTGGACGGAGGGTACGCGGCCCGGGGGTCGTCCGTGGACGTCATGACGAGCTGGCTCACCTGCTACCGGTACAGCGGCTGATGGGCCGTCACCGCCGCAAGGCACCCCTCCTGGTCCGGCGCAGGGTCTTTCTGGACCTGCTGCGCCGGTACCAGGAACTGGAGCACCACTACCGTGTGCTGGCCGGGGACCGGGACGCACTGGCCGAGCGGCCCCCGGGGACCCAGCCCCTGCGGCACGTGCCTTCCTGGGCCGTGACGGAGGAGATACCCGTCATCACCTCGGCCGGGCTGGACCCCGACAAGGCCGACGCACTGGTCAGGAACACGGGGCTGCTGAATGTCCCGGCCGGTTCGTGGAGCTCCGCCCGGGGTAACACCGGTTAAGGTAAATGACCACGGAAATGGAGGAGAACACCATGAGTGAGACCAAGCGGCCCCGGGGCCGTCCCCGGCCGCAGGAGACCATCGACCGGGACAACGCCGTGCTGGCGTACCTGACCGAGCACGGCCCCCAGACCCGCAACGTGCTGGCCGACGCGCTCGGCCAGGAGAAGTCGAAGATCTGGCTCAGCCTGGACAGGCTCCGCCGGGACAACCAGGTCCGTCTGTGTGGCCCGCAGGGCGGCCCGGACGCCATCTGGACCGCACAGGTCGATGCGCCATGCCCCTGATCCGTATCGTCGGCGACGGCGGCGAGCTGGTGTACGAGGGCGAGGGCGAGCTGGTCCAGTTCCGGAACGCCCTCGGGGAGCGGGTCGAGATCCGGCAGACGCGGCGCGTCGGGAACGAGCGCCGGGGCCGGTCCCTGGACATCGCTGAGTTCCTGAACACGGTCTCCCCGGGGTGGTCGGCTCACCGGCTGGTCCGGCCGGTGCCGGTGTTCGAGTTCAGCCTGGACCCCCCGGTGATGATCTCCGTACCCGAGCCGGAGGCCATCACCGAGCTGCGCCTGCGCTGCCCGGCGGACCGGCTCGGCTGGCTCAAGGACGTGCTGGAGCAGTCGTTCGAGACGGTGGAGGAGCGCCGGGCCCGGCACGAGGCGCGGCACGAGGCGCTGCGCCGGGACACCAGCCACTGGGCCCCGCTGGAGGTGATCAGGACCCAGATGGCCCCGGTCATGGAGAACGCCGCACAAGGGATCATGTCGTTCCAGGAGGCCCTGCGGCAGGTGTCCTCTCCTTCTGTCCTGGACCGGATGATCTCAGCGGAGGACCGGCGCCGCCGCTACCGGTCCCTGGTCGCCGAGGCGTTCGGCCTGCCGGAGGAGATCGTCTACTCGGACGACGACGTCCGCGCCACGCTGGACACGGCCGTCAGCCGGTCGGCTGAGCACGAGCGCATCCTGGAGGAGGCGCGGGCCGAGTTCCCGCACGACCCGCTCGACTACGGCCGGGTGTACCCGGGGGACCAGGGCACCAGTCACTGGACCCCGCCGGACGACCCCGACGAGAAGATCAGGAGCTGTCCATGAGGACGACCGTGGAGAAAGCTCTGCACCAGGTGAAGCGGGGACGCCGGAAGGTGACCGCCCGGCAGTTCAACCAGGTGGTGCGGGACAGCCGGATGTGTGCGTGCATCGGTTCGGACTGTGTCGCGAACGGGTGCTGGACCGAGCGCATGGGGAGGCAGCCGTGGCCCGCCTGACAGTCGCAGTCTGCATACCCACGATCCCTGGCCGGGAGGCCCTGCTGGACCGGGCCCGGACGTCCGTGCACGCGCAGACCCGGCTGCCCGATCAGATCGTGGTCGAGCGGGACAGCGAGCGGACCGGCGCGTGGGCGGCCCGCAACCGGGCGCTGGCCCGGGTGACGACGGACGTGATCGCCTGGCTCGACGATGACGACACCCTCCAGCCTCATCACCTGCGGGCGTGCATGCGGGTGCTGGAGCAGTCGCCGTTCAAGCCGGGGCTGGTGTACCCGAGGCCGAGGATGATCGGCGGAACCGACCCGACCGCGCTCACGCACCAGGGCCGGTTCCCGGTCAGCCCGTGGGGGCTGCGGTGGTCGCCGGAGCACGAGGCGCACCTGCGGGCGTACGGCTCATTCATTCCCATGACGCACCTCGTGCTGACCGGTCTGGTCCGGGGGATCGGTGGCTTCCGCCCCGGGTACACGCTGGACGGCGGCCGGTACCGGGGCGAGGACGAGGACTACCTGATCCGGCTGCTGGACGGTGTGCCGGACATCGGCCAGCCCCCAGTGACTATCGAGCACCTGGACGCCAAGACCTGGAACTGGAACGCCAGCCCCAACCGGCACTCCACGGCCGGGCGCGGCGCGTAGATATACAGGATCGCCGTATAGGCATACGGTCCGGCCAGCCGCCCGGAATGCCCGATTTGATAAAACCACTGCCTGACCTGGGCGACTGCGAACTCGGACCACCCCTTGGGAGTGTGAGGGGGTGGTCCTGTTCGTTCCTCAGAAGGGAACCTCCGGACACGGCTACGCTACGGACAGGTAGGTTTAGCAAAATGACACGGACGGTAACCGTGTAGGTATACAGCACAGAGAGCATCGACCAAGGGAGAACGATCATGGACATTCGACTGGAGCGGGCCGAGGACATGGACATGGTCCGGGCGTTCACGGCCGTTCTCGCGGACGAGCCGGACACCGCCCGGGACATCATCCGGGACATGGCGCCCCGGGACAGGGCCCTGCTGTCCTTCACCCTGGAGGAGGTGACACGGCTCGTGTCCGAGGAGGAGGACTTCCGCCGGACGAGTGACAGGCGGACGGCCCGAGCCAGTGTCCTCGGGGACATCTGACCGAGGACACCGCAGGCAGCAGGGCCGGGGACATGTCCCCGGCCCTTTGTCACGCCCGGGACGTTTGACGGGACACGGCACAGGACATACCCTCAGCACACCGATTTAAGGAAACCGGACCACGGAAGGACAGGACCATGCTTCGCATCCCCTTTGTGTCCCGCCGGGTGTCCGGCGGTGACACCGCTGTCCCCGAGGCGGGACACGGGCCGGACATCCCCTGGTGGGTCCCGATCTTCACCGACTGGGGCCGCCCGCTGGCGGCTGTGGTCGTGCTCGTGCTCTGTGCCCCCGGTGAGCAGCACCTGGCGTACCTGGCCGGGTGGAACGGCGACCGGGCATGGCTGTCGTGGGGATGGGCCGGGCTCCTGAGCCTCTACGCGGGCATTTCCGCCGTTGTGGCGACCGTCCGGCCCCGAGGGGCCCGGGGCAAGGCTACGGCCGTCGTAGGGGCCGGACTGAGCCTTCTCCTGGCCATGGCGGCTCAGCCCGTCAGTCACATGTTCACCACCGGCTGGCTGAGCGCCGAGCCCCGGCCGCCGCTGTGGCTGGTCGTGATCGTGTCCGGCATTCCGCCGTTCATCCTGGGACACCTGCTGCACCTGGCGGCGTCCCCTGTCCGTCCCGCTCCTGTCCGTGTCCCCGAGGACACGGGACAGGACATCCAGACTCCGGTGGCGACCGTGACACGGCTTCGGCCCCGTCCTGTCCCGTCACCGGTACCGGCCGCTCCTGTCCTGTCCCCCGTGGGACAGGACACGGGACAGCCGGTGTCCCGCCCGTCTGTCCCGGCAGCGTCCAATGTCCTGTCCCTCACCAAGGGGACACAGGCGACGGCGTCCCCGGGACAGACGGCGGGACAGAACCCCGTGTCCCTGTCCGCCAGGGCGGCCGAGCTGTGGCTGTCCGGGTGGGACAAGGACAAGATCCGGGACACGCTCAAGGCCGAATACGTGTCCCCGGACGGGACACCGCCCAAGCCCAACAGCCTGTCCGTAGCCATCCGCCGGGCCGAGGCCAAGCACCCCCGCCCGTAACGAGAGGATCAAGGAACCATGACCACAGCACCCAGCACCGGCGCCGCCAAGAAGACGGCCGCCGCCCCGAGGCGCCCCAGCGGCACCTCGGCCACCGGCGCCAAGGCCACCGGAGCTCCGGCCGCCACTCGCAAGACCATGGAGCAGCACCTGGAGACCATCGCCGCAGGTGAGGTGATGACTCCGGAGGAGCTGTACGACTTCCTGGAGAGCCTGCGGGCCCTGTCCCAGGGTCTGGCGTTCTTCGCGCACGCCGGGGCCGCTCAGCTCCACGCAGCGGCCCGCAAGGCCGCCCGTGAGCGCTCCGACGACGGCCGCATGACCATGGTCCAGAAGAGCAAGCTCAAGGCGCTCCTGATCCGCATGAGCCGTCAGCTCAACTCCGGGTCTGCCGAGTCCCTGCTGGCCAGCGCCACCGGGGCCGTCAAGACCTGGGCCCTGATGGAGGACTTCCTGGAGTCCCTGGAGTCCGCGTCCGTCGCCAAGCCCCACAAGGGCCGGAGCGGCTTCGACCCGTTCGGAGGTCGCTGACATGGCTGGTCACGGCCGCCGGGGCTCTCTTGGGCTCCGCATCGGAGAGAAGGCAGCCCCGTACGTGGCCCCGTGGCTGCTCGCGCTCGCTGCCTTTCCGGTGGCCGTGGCCATCCACTTCACCGTGGGTGGGGACGGCCGCTGGATGGCGATCATCGGGGCCATCTTCACGGTCATGTCCTACGGCACGTGGCGCACCTGGAAGGGGCGCAGGCACGAGACCCGGGTGACAGCGACGCTGTCCGTTGTCCTCGCCCTGTCCTGGATCGCGTTCGCCGGGTCGGGTGTCCCCTGGCGGGGGGACATGCTCAAGGCGTGGGTCATCGGTTCGGTGTCCCTGTCCTCCTTCTGGATGATCCGTCACGCCGGGACAGTCGGCGGACACGACCGTGACAGGACAGCGGACAGCTCGGGGTCCTGGCTCGGTGACAAGATCAGCGCGTTCAAGAACGCCAAGGTCGCGAAGGGTGACGTGTCCGTGTCCCCGGACGAGCTGCGCATCCGTCACCACCTGGACGCCCCGACCACCGTCGGGGACGCGCAGAGGACACGGGAGCAGGTCGCTGCCGTGGCGGGGGTGGACAAGGATCAGGTCAAGGTGCTCCGTGTCCCGGGGCGGGAGGACATCGCCGATGTTGTCCTCAACCGGCGGGCGGACACGTCACGTCCGGTGTCCTACCGGGGACCCTCGGCCCCGGGACAGTCCTGCGCGGCGGCTCCGCTGTACCTCGGCCGCCGGACCGACGGCTCGGACATCGAGTGGTGGATGGTCGGCAACACGGACCCCGAGAACGCCCGCCCCCTGGCGCACTGCAAGACCACCGGCGTCAACGGCTCCGGCAAGACCGAGACGATCTGCACGGCGATCCTGGACATGCGCTGGCGGACGGACATCGTGCCGGTCGTCGGCGACCCGGCCAAGTTCCGGCAGTCCTTCGGCGACATCGAGGAGACGCTCGCGCTCAAGGCCGTCAACGCCGACCAGTGCAAGCAGCTGCTGGTCAACCTGGCCGGGCCGGTGGTGGAGTACCGGGCTGACCTGCTCGGATCGCTCGTCAGGTCGGACGGCGGCACCGGCTACAAGCAGTGGGAGCCGGAGTGCTACACGCTGCACGGCATCCCGGCGGTCTTCGTCAACATCGAAGAGGCCGCCGACATCATGATGGAGATGGACGAGGAGGTCTACGAGGCGGTCCGCAAGCTGCGGTCCTGCGGGGTCAAGCTCAACATCAGCATGCAGACCATGCCCCACGACGACATCCCCCGGAAGGTGCGCGGGCAGTTCGTGGAGTCCCTGGCCCACGGCCAGAACGAGTACCAGGACGCCAAGTACAGCCTGAGCAACGAGTCCCTGGAAGCCGGGGCCGACCCGACGAAGTGGCGCAACGACGCCCCCGGCAGCCTGTACGCCGAGGTGTCCGGCACGGACAAGACCCACTGGCCGGTCGACGGCCGGGCCGTCTACATGACCCCGGCCGAGAAGCAGTTCAGCATCGAGGGCTCACGGCAGTTCTGGGCCGGGATGGACGCGGGGACGTACGAGCGCATGGCGTACGGAATCGACCCCGCGCTCACCCCGTCCGAGGACGCTGACCTGGAGGAAGACGAGCTCGGAGAGGAGGAAGAGGAGATCATGAGCCCGTTCGCCGGAGTGTCGGGGGCGGACCCGAACCAGCCCCTCACACCGCCCCGTCCGGGGCTGGACATCACCTTCAGCGACGAGCCCAAGGTGAAGATGTCCACCGAGGAGGCCCGCGCCCGGCTGATGAACAGGCTGGAGGTGCTGGCCCGGGGCGGCCACATGGACATCACCTTCGATGACCTGGAGGACATCCCCCGGGAGGTCGGCAAGACCCCGGGCTGGGTCTACAACAACCTGAACCTCCTGGTGGAGGCGGGCGTTCTGCGGGCATACCAGCCCCCGAAGGGCAAGAAGATCTTCAGCATCATCCGGCAGTTCCCCGGCGCTTCTCAGGAGGCGTCAGGAACCTGATCAGACTCTGATCAGGATGGCCGTCAGGAGCTGATCAGACGTCTGATCAGACTTCTGACGACCGTCCTGGCCTGGGTATGTTCTTGGGCCACGCAGCCCTGACGAGTCAGGGCCCTAGACGAAGGAAACTGGAATGATCGAAAAGCTGATCGCCGAGGCCAAGCTGGACCTCGCGATCATCGCCGAGCTGGTGCTGGGGTTCCCGTTCTGGCTCCTGCTCCTGGGCCTGCTGCCCAAGGACACCCTCAACTTCAACGTGCTGGGGTCGGCCGTGCTGTGGGCCGTCATCGCCGGGCCGTACTGGTTCGCGCGCCGGTACGTGAAGGCCCACCTGACCCGCTGAGCAAGGAGCGTCATGACCATGGAACACGAGTCCAGCAACGACCGGCTCCCGGCCATCGTGGAGTACCTGAAGATGCACCCGACCAGCTCGCTGCCGGGTACGGAGATCTCCACGGGGCCGGGTGCGCCGCAGATCATCCACGTCCATGAACACCACCACTACGCGCCCCCGGCTCCGCCGCCCCCTCCGCCGAAGCCCACGCTCGCGCAGCAGGCGCTGCCGTACATGTGGCTGGCGCTCGGGGCACTGATCATCGGCACGATCTGTGCCATGATCCTCGCCGTCGTCATGACGGCACTCCTGATCGGGCTGATCGGCGTCGCCATTGCGGCGGCAGCTGTCGCGTACCTGATCCGGACGACCAGGGAATCACAGATCAACATGGAGCTGACCCGTGAGCGGGCCGCTCCGAGGAGGAAGCGGTGACCGCACTCGCAGTGATCGTCCCCACCAGGGGACGGCCCCAGAACGCGGCCCGGCTGGCCAGGGCGTTCGAGGAGACCACAGCCTCGGGCGCCCTGCCCGTGTTCGTGGCCGACAAGGACGACCCCGAGCTGCCCGGCTACAAGGCCCTGCTGGACACGGGAGGCATCCCCCGGCTCATGATCTACGGCAGCACAGGAGGCACGGGCCTGTGCGGCCCGCTCAACTACGCGGCGACCGCGTACGCCGACCTGGTGGACTACGTGGGCTTCATGGGGGACGACCACCTGCCCCGGACGGCCGGGTGGGACATGCAGATGATCAGCGAGCTGGACAGCCTGGAGCCCCGCATCGTCTACGGCAATGACCTGCTCCAGGGCGCGAACCTGCCGACCGCCGTGTTCATGCAGTCGCGGATGATCCGGGCGATCGGGGTGATGGCCCCGCAGTGCATGCGGCACCTCTACCTGGACAACTTCTGGAAGCACCTCGGGGAGCAGACCGGCGGGCTCCGGTACAGGGAGGACGTGATCATCGAGCACCTGCACCCCGTGGCCGGTAAGGCGGAGTGGGACGAGCGCTACCGGGCCGTGAACGCCTCGGTCGCCGACACGGCCGACCGGCTCGCCTGGGAGCAGTACCGGGACGGAGTCGGCATGGAAGCCACGCTCAAGCTGGTGCGAGAGGAGTACGCGCTGTGACCCGGGTACAGCTGAGGCCGGTCCGGACCGAGGCCGAGGAGGTTACGTTCTACGAGGGCCGGTACCCCCTCGGGTACCGGCACGACCGCTGGCCGGACCACGTGGAGCGGGTGGCCGCCTCGGTGGATCTGATCCGCCGGTACAGCGGCCGGATCAGGACAGCGGCCGACCTGTCCTGCGGGGACGCGGCGATCCTGCGGGGCATTGACGATCTGCTGGAACAGGCGTACGTCGGGGACCTGATCGGGGCCCGGGGCGACTACCCGCTCCGGACACACGTGCGGGTCCTGGAGCCGGGACCTCTGCCGGACAGCCTGGCCGGGTTCCAGGACATCCCCGGTCGGTCGCTGCCGGTGGATCTGTTCATCCTGTCCGAGACGCTGGAGCACGTCCCCGACCCTGATGGTCTGCTCCAGAAGCTGACCGGCGTCAGCCGGTACCTGTTCCTGTCCACCCCGCTGGACGAAGCCGCCTCGGTCGGCAACGAGGAGCACTACTGGGGCTGGGGGCAGTCGGACATCCATCACATGCTGTGGGAGGCGGGCTGGAGCCCGCTGGAGGTCCGGCTGCTGGTGCCGGAGTCGACCCGGCACATGGACAACGCCTACACGTACCAGCTCTGGATGGCGGTCGCCCGGTGAACCACTTGAAGCATCTGCGCCCCGGGGTCACGGCCGTCATCCCGGCCATCCCGCCCCGGGTCCAGACACACCTGCACCGGGCCGTCGACTCCGTCCTCCAGCAGGAGCGGCCGGTCGAGGCAGTGAGCATCCGTGTAGACCACGAGCGTGAGGGCTCAGCCCGCAACCGCAGCCACGCCTGCTCGTCCGTGAACACGGAGTGGATGGCGTTCCTGGACGACGACGACGAGTGGAACCCCGACCACATCCGGCTGCTGATGGAGCACGCCGAAGCCACCGGGGCGGACATGGTCTACCCGTGGTTCACGGTGCCGGAGGGCTGGGACCCGTGGCCGTACCGGGAGGGTCAGCCGTTCAGTGAGGAGCTGCTGCGGACGGAGAACTACATCCCGGTCACGGTCCTGGTGCGGAGCGATGTGATCTGGGAGGTCGGGGGCTTCACCCCGAAGGGGCCGCCGGACAATCCTTGCGACGACTGGGGGACCTGGGAGCGGATCGTGGCCGCCGGTGCGAAGATCGAACACCTCAACCGCCGGACCTGGATCTGGCACTGGCACGGGGGCAACACGAGCGGACGGAGCGACAAGTGGTGAGGGCACTGATCACCGGCGACCGGGGCTTCCTCGGGCGGCACTTCAAGGCGGAGCTGGAGCGTCGGGGGTACGAGGTCACCGGCCTGGACGTGAAGGCGTCCAGCTCCCAGGACTGCCGTCTGTTCTTCCAGCAGCAGGCCCGGCACCCGGAGCACGACTGGATGCCGTTCGACCTCGTGGTGCACTGCGCGGCCGTGGTCGGCGGCCGGGAGACCATCGAGCGCGATCCGCTCAAGACGGCGGAGTCGCTGTCCATCGACGCGGAGATGTTCCGCTGGGCAGCCATCACGCGGCCGGGCCGGGTGCTGTACTTCAGCAGCTCGGCCGCGTACCCGGTCATGCTCCAGAGCGGAGGAGACGAGACCCGGCTGCGTGAGGACGTGCTGAACCCGGGCGGGATCTGGACCGCCCAGCCGGACGAGGTCTACGGCTGGAGCAAGGTCACCGGCGAGCTGCTGGCCGACCGGCTTCGCCGGACCGGCGTACCGGTCACGGTCGTCCGGCCGTTCAGCGGCTACGGCGAGGACCAGGACCCGAGCTACCCGTTCCGGGCGATCCTGGAGCGGGTCAAGGCGGGGGACGATCCGGTCCAGCTGTGGTGCGGGGACTGCACGCGGGACTGGATTCACGTGGATGACGTCGTGGCCGGAGCGCTCGCGGTCGCCGAGTCGGGCACGGAGCAGCCGGTCAACCTCTGCACCGGCAAACCTACGTCGTTCGTCCTGCTGGCGCGGATGATGGCCCGGGAGGCCGGGTACGAGCCCGCGATCCATGTCGACCCCGATGCGCCCCAGGGCGTGGCGTACCGGGTCGGTGATCCGAGCCGGATGCTGACCCACTACGCGCCGCAGGTCACCCTGGAGGAGGGCATCCGCCGGGCGCTGTCTTTGTAACAATTCGGGGCTGGTCTCAACTCCCCTTCCTAAGGGGTGTTTAGACCGGCCCTGTTCAGCGTAGGTTGTACCCAGTAAGGCGAACACAGACCACAGACCAGCAGGAGCAGACCATGCGAATCAACACCGGCCGCCAGATCATCACCACGATCAACTTCGCCGACGGCGTGTGCGAGACCGAGTGGACCCCGGAAGAGCACCAGTACGCGGACATCATCGACAGCTACGCGGACGCCCACCGGGAGAACGCCCAGGACCCCGAGTACCTGGCCGAGTACGGGCTGGCCGAGGTGTTCGAGTACGAGCTGGCCGGGCTGAGGGTCGTCGCCCTGATGATCGACGGCAAGGCGTTCACCGTCTGGACCGTCGAGGACGCGGACATCGCCCGCTACCACACCGCAGTCCGTACCGGCCGGACGATGGCGATCCGCTACGTCAAGACCGACGGCTCCGTCAGCCGCCGTGAGATCCGGGTCGGCTCGGTCCGCCGGACCAAGGACGGCCACACCGTCGTCCGCGCCCTGGACGTCCGCAAGGACGAGGAGCGCAGCTTCCGGGCCGACCGCATCACCCACTCCACCCTGCACCGCGCGACCGCCCCCGCCCGGCCGACCAAGGCCGCCCTCGCCGCCGCGTTCCGGGCGACCGTCCCGGCCGGTCCGTCGCACCCCGGCTGGAACCTCCTGGACCCGAACTCCCCGGCCGTCCCGGCCCCTCGCCCGGCCCTGGAGGAGTCGGCGGAGTGGTTCCTCTACGACACCACCCCCGGCAGCGCGACGGCCCTGGAGGCCCCGGAGAGCGTCCAGGACAAGCTGGCCGAGGCGTTCGCCTCGGGCCGCCGGTACGTCAAGGTCTACGCGTAACAGCCCCGGGCCCGGCCGACTGGCCGGGCCCCTACATGCTTGAGGAGAACTGATCATGGCAAAGCTGTACTACGTCACCAGCGAGGCTGGGGGCGTCCTGAACCCCGGCGAGCGCGGCTTCCGCAGCCTGGACAAGGCTCGGGCGCTCGCCCTCAAGGAGGCCACGGAGTGCTCCTGGCGGTGCATGACGCCCCCGGCGCCGGACAACGAGGTGCACGTGGGCCGGGGCAACTTCCGGTGCGGTGTGCTGTCGGCCCACGGCATCTCGATCTCCGTGGCTGAGGGCGGCCGGTGGGTCAACGCCGACGTCTACGAGAACACCGACGTCCCCGAGGAGTCGTTCGTCAAGCACAAGGGCGCCGGGACGCAGGTCGACTGGACCCTGGAGGTCATCATCGACCGGGGCACCGGCTACCTGGCCGACGGCTCGGACACCTTCTACTTCAGCGGGCCGGAGCAGACCGACACCGGCTGGGACCTGATCCTGGACAAGATCGCCGACGGGGACGAGATCGTGGAGGCGACCGTCCGGCCTACCCCCTTCGGCCGGTACGCCGACGAGTCCGGCAACAACGGCAACAGCTACCCGATGACCTGGCGGAAGGGATACGGATTCTGATGGGCTACATCAACGGCAGCGGCGGCGAGGACGACTCCTGGGACAAGGACGACGACCCGGCGAGCCAGAACCCCACCGGCCGCAAGCGGAAGTCGTCCGCCGGTAAGCGGCGGCAGAAGGACCGCAAGCTCTTCGGCGGCACCCCCTGGGGCAAGAAGGACGACAACCCCAAGAAGTAGATCCAGTTCGCGGCCAGCGGCCGGTACCGGGGACCCTCGGGCCCGGCCGCTGTACGGGGCAACTGGACCCCAGCAGACCAAGGGAGAACGGATCATGGTCCGTGCGAAGATCACCGAAGACCTCAACTTCATCGAGATGAGCAAGGCCGTGGCAGCCGAGACGGGCTGGAGCCAGGCCGACGCGCAGCAGGCGGTCCAGGCGGTCGTGGACATCACGGGCCGGGCGCTGGCGGCCGGGTTCAAGGTCAAGCTGCCCAACGCCTTCACCCTGGAGCCGTCCCGGCGCCGGGTTCCGGCGGGGGCCCTCGGGGGACGGGTCAAGCGCAGCCACTACGTACGCACGGTGCGGTTCCACCTCAACGGGAGGCTGCTCGAAGCAGTCCGCTCAGGGCACAAGGTGACCACCCTCAAGAAGTCCGGCAAGACGGTCTGACAACCGTCCCCGGCCGACCACGGAAGAAGGAACAGATCATGCTGATGCACCTGCGTGTGACCCCCGCCGGTGAGCTGGAGCGGGGAGAGGTTGTCCGCCTCGGCCAGCGGGTCGTCGCGGTCGAGAAGGTGACC